CCGTGAGAGCTTATGCAGTTTATATTTTCAGGAAGGTCAAGTGTAGAGATTCGTTTTTCCGTATAGTTACCGAATGTAAAAGTTCCTGTTGCGTACCCGCTTGTACCATACCCAATATAATCTGTGGGCTTGGAAATAACAACCCAATCAACATTTACGCCAGCCGTTCCAAGGCCTATTATAGCATTAGCTGTTATAGCAATGGTTTTTACCCGCTGTATCAACTGCCCGCCGCTTATCTCATCGGCTGTGCCATTAGGCACACTCCGAAGCTCTCCGTAATCAGGTATATACAGTTCAGTCCTCTGGGATTTATCCTCGCTTTCCGATACAATCCGCATGGCGCTGACAGTATGTTGCATCCCATTCTCGTTGATTTCGGTATTGCCTCCCACCGCCACATCCATATGCCCGTTTGCAGCGTTTACGGGCAGCGGTACAATGCCGTAATCGGATATTGTCTGCTTTGCTTCCTGATTTGGATTAAGTTGTGACAGCACCGCTTTGTAGTCCGATAAATCCTTGCTGATTTCGGCGACACGGAGATTTGTTTCGGAAAGAGCAGATTTGTCGGCTTTGGATGTGTTAAGTGCTGCAAGATTGGTGCTTACATAGTACAAGTCGGCTTTGCTATCAAGTTCTGCGTTGGTGTTTGCGGGTAAGTTGTCAACCTTAGATTTGTCAGTATTGGTGTAGTCATTTGTCGATAAACCTTTACCTGCGACTTTATCAACCTTGCCTGCTGCCACAGCGTCAGTATAGCCCTTAGCTTCGGCAACGCCTTCCGTTACCATGTTTTCTATATCATCCATCATTTGACGGGCATCATTCGCTGCTTGGTTGGCATTGTCTCTTGCCGTTTGGGTCTGGGATATCAAATTAGCGAGGGCGCTTTCGATATCGCCGTGCGTAGTTTCGGCTTTGGCTATGATGATGAAGTTTACTGTTGCGTAAGGTTGCAGGTTGTTGTGCGACCCTCCTCCACCATATGACCAGGATACTACAGCAGCCAAACTGCTCAAGGTGCCGCCTTGTGCGTAAGAATAATTCGCAGTTTCGACAACATTAATATTCTGATTATTAATCGTCCTAAATACCGCCGATAGCGGAGAACCGGATGAAGCGTTCAGCTGCCATGTTTTTAACGGAACCTGTGATTCTTGTAGTGTAACCGCTTTTTCCCCGCCAGATTTACCAAGCACATTAAACTCCGCCTGTGTGCTATCATATCCTACAGGCACCATGCCACGCAGGTCGGGCAACCTGAAAGTTGTGGACCCGTTACCGGTTGAAAATGAGCCTTTGCGGCTTGACCATAGCGCGTCGTTTACAATATTTCCGGAATTCTGTGCGAATTGCCACAAGTCCGGCCAATCAGCTCGGTTGACTAACTGGCCTTGCAAAATCAGTGTGCCAGCCGGCGCTGTGGTTCCGGGCCACATTAATATAGTGCCGACAGGTAAGCGTTGTGACATCAAAGATGTAGTGATTGACACAACCTGTGCCTCTGTTGGTACGGCTGCGACACCCTCGCCATCACCGATTAAAAAACGCTTTGTATCAAGAGAAAAAGCAGGTTCAGCTGGAAGTAACTGTTCGGCAACTAAATCAGCCTCGTTGCCGCGTCTAAATTGGATTGCCAATATATATCACTCCTTTTAAGGCATAACAAAACCCGCCCATTTCTGAGCGGGTTGATTTGATTTGGTTTGTTTATAGCCCTGGTATATCAAACGTCACGGTTACCGGTTCGTAGCCTTCAAATGCGTAGGTTAGGGTGACGGTGGATAGGTCTGAATAATCGGTGATACCGGCAAATGCCATATCTTGATTACATCCGTATTGCTCGGCCATTAATTGGCCACCACCTTCATATGCGTAAACATTCCCACGCTTATCTCTTAGTTTTGTCATCTTAATATCTGCTAAAACAATATGCTCTTCTTCGGTAGCGAAATAGAACTTAATTCGGTTATACTGCGGTACAGTTTCTACCGCTTTCAATATCAATGCTTTATCTCCTCGCATTGTATGAACATTAATAAGAATAGTTTTAGGTTCCGCATTTAATGCCGAATCAGTAGTAGACGTCGTATTAGCTATTGTTTTCGTCGGCAATGTAGTAGTTTTTGCAGCTTGATGTATTCTACTGATAGCCTCCGTTGCAGCCGATTCAATTGCTTCAAGTGCTTCGCTTAGTTTTTTGTCAATTGCATCTACATCAATTGTAGTTGACATTGTAATATCCCCCGTTGTATCAAAGGTTTCATCATTCGCTGAATGTCCGGTCGGATTAGCACCGCAACCGGCAAGCAATGCAGCTGATAAAATGACCGTAATTATAATTTTCCGCATACACTACACTCCTTTCAAGCATTAGTATATGCAATTTTACAGAAAATAGCAAGATTAATACCATCCTGTTACTAATCCATTTTTTATTATGGGTTTTTCACCCGATAAGAAGTTTCGTGTTATCCCGTGCGGATTTCCATTCACTTCAAAAGATATGCCACTCTGTCCAACACTCACCGATGCTGAAGACGACCCGCCGGCATTAGTCCACACCAATTCCGTTGCGTTATCATGAGTGTTTAAAAATTCGTATGTGCTGGACCCTCGTTTGCGCTGGAAGTTAATAATATCGCCGTAGTAATTAACCAGCAAAGCCATAAAAGACCAGTCAATCAGCAGAAACGGATAGATATTAAAAAGAGAGCCTTGCGTTGGATGGGTTAAAAACATCCCGTATCGGTCTGTCGAATTTGGACCTTTTCCTATTGTGACAAAAGTGCCATCACTGTTTTTGTTGGTTATTTTCTCGGCGCTAATTGCCTCGAAAGTGTTGCCATTATACACAAGAGAGCCATCACCAAGATTAAACGACCCATCATCAAGGTTAATCCAGCTCTTGACGTTTAACGATTTCAGCAGACCGGTACGTATCATTGCGGCGGTAATCATATTAGCCCACAGGCTATTATCAGCGGTTGCACCCATGTCATAAGGACCGTTAATGCCGTTAGACGAATGACCCCAGCCATTTACATTGTACCGCCAGACGTGCTTTGCTAATGCAATATCGGCATTGTCGGCTATAAACATCTCACCCGGGTAGCCTATATCGGCACCGTTAAATATATGGCCGCCCATAGCGGATACAAGCATTTTGGTTCCGTTTGCAATAGCACGGTCCAGCGCGTCAATCTGCTCTTGTTTTTTCCCGATTGTCTTAATCAACCGCGAATATCTTCGCTGTTCTGCCGCCCTGTAATTGTGTTCTCTTTCCGACATACCGCTTGCTTCAATCTTACAGCGCCCATCAAATTTATACTCATAGCTGGTTATGATTGACCGATAGCTTTTGCCTTCGATGTCCGCAAGCAGCACCATATCTCCCGCTTCCATAGCCGGGTTGTCAATACACTCGCCCCTAAATGGGATGTATGAGAATCCGGATAGTTTCTCATGGATACCGGATAATATCTCAGGGATGTTCGTCTGAATGAGCGGGTTGTCCAAAGCTAAAACATACCTGGGTGAACCAATAAGGAAGGTCTCTGTTTCGGTTTGTAATGACACCCCGGTTATTTCAATCGGCGCATCGTCTATGGAGAAGTCGTAAAAAGCCTCCGCAGAAAGCACGATATCCGGTTCTTCCTCTCGGAACACGCCGCCGTCGTAAGTGTTCATATACCAGTCATCTGTAAAATTTCCGCCATCCGCATGAACATCAGGGTCGTTGCCGTCAATTTCGGCTTCCTGCACATAGCCGGGATTCTTGAACCACTTTAACACAAGCATTCCTTGCCTATCACACTGCGCCCAGCAGCCCGCCATCTCGGCGATATACGAAACCACATCTCGGCAGCTGATATCCCCCTCTGGGGGCTCCTGGATAACATAGTCCGCATTCATGAAGTTCGTACTGCCAAGCGGTACGCCGCACCGTTGGCAAATTAATGTGAGCAGTTGGAGGGCGGTACAAGGGAAAGACACATCTACCTGCGAGAATGGTAAATCCAAACGTACCATTCTGTCGGCTGCTTGCAGGGGTATGGCTTCATAATTTCGGTCAAAAGTTACAGCCAACCGGTCAGCGGTATCCACATCAAACACGCCCATCGGAACAGTCTCGAATACGCCCGGAGCCGTTTCCACATCGATAAACGGGCGAATTTCCGCGTAATTAAGCTGCACGTTATTAAATTTCCCGTCATGATTAGTTAAGGTTATCGCCAAATCCGCTGCACATACTCCGCCCGGAGTTATTCCATCCTCTGGCAGTACGCGATAGGTTATTTTTAGGCTGTCTTTTACAATATCTTCATGCCCAAGGTAGTATGTCTTTCCGTTAGCGCGCAATACTACCCGAACCTGCATATTAACTTCATCGTTATATATTACTGAGTGAAATGCCTCTGATACGGGATACACACTATATTCCCCCTTACTCTTCGATAAGGTTGAAACTGATGGAACAAACGGCGTTGGACAAATCACCTTTAATGACCGAAGCCTTTACCTGTCGATTGCCCGCATACATTCTTTTTGTAATGCGATTGCCGGAAACAAGGTCAAAAAAGGTAACGTTGAACATTGGCGGGGAAATAGCGTTAAAAATCAGCCTTAAATCGTCCAGGCCGATATTCTCCCACGAAAGCGGAAAGCTATACACATTTGCTCGCTTACGGTGCCGAATCATTTTATAGTTCAAATCCCGGCCTGTTTTTTCGGAATCCAGGTCTGAAAACTCGAATTCATATTTGGTAGGGGTGGGCAGATCCACCCCATTAATGTTTATCAGAACCATTTTCCCACCTCATCGAATGCTTATCAAACGTCCTGTTCTTGTAAATCGTCTTTGAACCCGCCCGACAACCGGACCGTCCTCCAGTTCGATTCGTGCGTTTAAAGTGATGTCACCGCCTGCATGTTGGCTCAGCTCATCACGGAAAATCTCCCGAAGCAAACGCTCCGGGGTTTCTATGTTCTTTCCATACCTTTGGTCGCCTAGAACAGCAAGAAACTCCCTATTCGCGGGTATTACCGCACCTGTTGCAAGATGCGGTAAGGGGTTAACAGAGAAGTTCTGGGAGCCAAAGCTCCTGGCTGCGGCGAGAGAATAACCGGAACCGGACGGCAGCGACAAGTCAACCCCGCCGCTACCTAATCCCATTTTCCCTTTCACCAAGCCGAAGGTAATAGCAAGCCCGGCTAAAGCTAATCCTATTGCAGCCGCTGCCGTTCCCAAGCTCCAGCTGGTATGGAATATCGCAATAGCTGCTGCGGCCCCCAGAGCTGCGAGTGCAATCCCCGCAAGAATCTTTTCACCTGTGTTCAATTTATCCCATACGGAAGCTATAGCTGCTGCGGCAATGACAAACGCCCCTACCGCGAGGGCGGCTATACCTACAGAGAATCCAAACAGCATAAAGGCTCCGATGACAATCTTACCAGTACCCATCATAATGCGCTTCAAATTCTCCCAGGCGTCCCCATTGCCGGACAGAAGGTCAGTGAATCCTTTAAGCAACTCACTAACGCCCCACAGGATAAGTCCAAATCCCGCGACCTTCGGCATACCTAATATTAGCCCTAGTCCCAAAACCGCTTTACCAGCGATGCCAACCAATTCAGTGAATCGTTCCCACGTGAACTCGCCATCCGCCATAATCTCCTGTACAAGCCTGATGGCATCACCGACACTTTCGAATAAAAACTTAAACCCGATGATTTTAGTCACGATGTTCGGGCCGAAAACAGAAAGCAGGGCCAGACCAATCAGCCCAAGCGCGCCGTTTACCAAAGGCTGGTTCTCCACAATCCAATTCCATATATCCCTTATCTTATCAGCGAAGTTTTGGATTGACATTAAGGACTCTTCGGAAACCTGGTATCCTGTAAAATCTGCACCCGGCATATCCACTCCTGTGGCAAGCCCCTGCGATCCAAGCTGATTTATTTCATCAAACCCGGCTAAAGACCCGGTTGCTTCTTTTGCTGTTTTAGAAACGGCCTGAAGTGCCTTCGCCTGTTCATTCAAGTTTTTTGCGGCCTGGGCGCTTTGCTTAACCGTCTTTCCTGCAAGGGCTGAGGTAAATACAGCAATTTGAGCGGTAACCTTCTGCAGCCATTTCATGAATTCCACAAGGCGCGGTTGTAAAACTTCGTAGATAGGTTGAAAAGCAATCAACAGGTTCCCTTTAACCCGGGCATAAGATTGGTTTAATTCATTATTTGTTTTAAGTGCCGCTGATAGGTAATCCCGGATTAGAGTAATACCTTTCCGCAACACGTTAAACACAAATATGCTTGTAACAAGTTTACTTATTCTGCCTGAAAGCATCGTAAACCCACGGCCTAACAAACCGGCAGAGGCGTTTGCCTTATTTGCGGCTGCTTGTGCATTTATAAGTCGGGAATTATACTGTTTTAACCGAAGCTGCAGATTGCCTAGTCTCTTTTCCAAAGTCTGATATTCCCGGCTCTTTGTGCCGGAGGATGCTATTGCCGCCCTATGGGCCTGCTCCTCCGCCGCTTTATACTGTTGGAACTTTACGAGCAATGAGTCAAAACGCGCACCCAGTTTTTGATAAGCTGCATCTGATTCCAGAGCCTTAGCCACCGCCATATCGAGTGCCTCAGGATCTTTATAGAACTCAGACAAATCTTCTTCCGTTCTTTTCGCAATAGCATCCATCTGGCTTTCCAGGTTGCCCATAGCGATGCGTATTTGCTCCACCTTTAATTTTGCATTTTCAAAAGCCTTACTGGTAACCGCATCAGAATCCGCCGCTGATTCTACAATACGCCGCATTTGCCGTTGTACTTCTTCAATAGCGATATTTGTTTCAACGATTTTTTGCCGGATATTCTGTACGGACTTTGAGCTTCCGGACAGGATATTCGTCACCGTGGTACTGAATTTTTTGAAGGACTCCGCCATTTTCCTGGTGTCGCCTGTTACCCCGGAGTTATCTATTTTCGTGTTTATAACAATCGATCCATCAGCCATGCCTTATTCCCCCAGTAAAGCTTTTAACCTGGCAATTTCATTTTGTTCTTCCGGTGTGTACTTAACCTGGAAATCTATAATAGAACGATGTCCGTTATAAAACTCCTGCTCCCATTTCTCCAGCTTTTTTCCCTTAGCTTTCTTTTCGCGAATGGAAACAATAGTGGATAATTGTCCATCACCAATAGCGTTAAAATATCCGATAAAAGTAAACCAATGCATATACGGCAGCGAGCGCACCTCACACCCCGCAACCTTATTTACTTCCGAAACGATTATGGGATAGTCCTGATCCCAATCAATTAATTTATGCCTGCTTCCCTTGCTTTCCGGAAAACCCGCGTTAATGAACTCAAAAAGGTAATCGAGCGCCTCCTGATAATGCTCTTCGGGCATTTCATCAAAGCCTTCATAAAAAAGATTCAAAGCAATTAGGCACGCGATTTGCTGGTCGCTCTCGTTGTTTAGATAGGAGATAATTTCCAAAATGTCTCGGTAATCAGAATTGATAGAATACTCCTTCCCGCCTATATTAGCTGTTACCGGAAGAATCCACTTTTCCATGAGCTATCGCCCTCCGCTGTGCGCGGTTCAGCTGCGCCTTTTTAACAGCCTCATTAACTTTCGATTCCATAAGGGCCTTGCGTTTCTCAGCATTTTTTTCGATGATTGGAAGCAAGGCGTCCATGAAGTTTTCGATTACCGTATAACCTGTATTGGTCATGGCTAACATGTTTACCCCGGACAGCATTTTGTCAAAGTCGTTGCCTTCACCGAATACATAAGCCAACCGTTCCTTGATAACCTTATCAGTATTTTTTGATATCTCCATAAGCTTTGATGCTTTATCAAAGCCCTTTTCGTCAAATTCATCCTCACCGTTATCGGTTACTTCATAATCTTTTAAAGCGTTGTTGTAGTCTTTTGTAATATCGCCCAGCTCCTTGTAAAACTCTACAAAACGGGCGTATACATTCGGGTCGGTAGGGTTAAACCGCAGAACCTCCCCACCGTTAACAACATATTCTTCAATTCCGGTATCGAATGTAATATTTTTCACGGTTACCTATCCCTCCTTTAAGAGCCAGCCCCCTTGAAAAGCCAAGGGGGCGGTTGATTGATCATGTTCCTGGCGCCTCAGTTGTAAATGCTTTTGTCGAAACATCAAAATAGCCCTTCGTTGAACTGCCAGTATAGTGGACATTAAAAGGTATCTGCACCCCTGTGTTGTCACCGCCGTAGAAGGAAACCTCAATGACCACATCCCATTTGATGGCCGGAAAAATAGTTCCGTTTATGGGTTCTTCCCACAGATGCACATCCACTAACGTGCTTTTACAATCGTCCAATACTTTTTGATTTTCCACGATATCCCGCAACCGTTCGAACAATGGATCGCCCGTCTCCGCGTAATAAGGCTCAACCGTGCCTTGTTTTTCATATGATGAGATAACCACGCTGGTTTCTCCCAGAATGTTTTTCTTTTTGTCTACCTGCGCGGACATTTCAACGGAGTATTCCTCCAAATCCTTGCCGAGCCGAACATAATTAGGAGTAACCGGACTGGAGCCAGGAATGGCCGCATCAATGTAATGCGCGAGAAATTTGCGTTCGATTTTGGGCATCAATAATCACTCCTTTTCTTGTATATAAACTGAATCTGTATCTGATACAAAGCCAGGCCGTTTTCGTCAACGTCAAAAAGCATTGCGTTTGATACTTCTATGTGGTCGGATTCATACCCGTCAGTCAGCACCGGAAGATCACGCTGGACGTTTTTTTCTTCAAGCCATTCCCTGAAGTCATCAAGAAATTTGTGAGTATCCGCTCGATCGACCTCATTACCTGCTGATTCACGAGCATAGAAAATATAACTGTTTTGATATGTGCGGTTTCCAAGGATATCCTCTGAAATCTTACTATTCCCCGCGGCGGCAAGGGCATAGCTGGAGGGCTGTTCTTCAGTTAGATCGGTGCGGATTTCGGATAAAGGGCGCATGGACATGCCGTCATATTCGGATAACCAGTCCTGTACAGCTTTTATAATACTCATGGTTCAGCTCTTCCTCCCGCCGCTCGGGCAATGTCGTCCAAAATTTTAGTTTTCTTATCCGCCCACATCCGCTTATCCCAGAAAGGCCCGCGCCTGGGGGCGCCCCTGTATGTCAGATCTTTATCCGTTACGACTTTACGCTCTCCGGCTCTGGCATAGGGGCTGCCGGATTCAATACCTACCATCACCTTGCCGTAATACTGAAACCTGGCATAGGGGGTGTTATAAATCACGCTGTCGGCTGTGATAATCCGGGTATTCTTTAAAACACCCTGCTGCATGGGGACATAGGGATCCATTTCCGCGGCGCAGCGGGCGGTAAACATTTGCTGTATCCGCCCGTTCGGCTCCAAGCCGCGTTTGCGAAGAATAGTGCCGGCATCGTCCATGTTAAAAACAGCTTTCATTTTCCCGACACCTCCCAGTGGGCCATACCACCGCCAAACCCCTTGTAATCCACAGATGTAATGGAAAGCACATCGTCATATCCCGCCAGCTCTTTGGTGGAACGGGTGATTTCGTATTCAACACAGCCCTTTACAACGATGTCCCCGCTTTGAAGCGTCCAGCAGCCGCTTTTATCTTCCATCTCCGCCCATTTCTTAGGCGGGGCGTACTGCCGGCCGAACAGCGCGGTTACACTTCGGGGGATGATCAGCTGGAGGCTGTCGGCTGACGCCACACCGGTGCGCCGTGTTACAGCCCCTTTAATGGAGTTCCAGAACACTCCGTACAGTACGGTCCGCTGCCATTTTTCTGTGCCGTCCTGCCCCTTGTACTTGTTGTAAACAGTCACAGTATCATTGAACATCATACCCACCTCACTGGGGAAACCGCTCCGCCAAGGTAGATTTGGGCGGCTTCCAGCAAACGCTGTTCATCACTCTTAGGCTTTTTCTGGGCAAAGGACCTGCTCCAGCTCCCCACCGTCTGGCTGGCGATATCTCCACCCTGTTCATTGGTCTGCCACGCTTCCGCCACAGCGCAGGCGGCTTTTTTGTATGCTTCGCTTTCCTTATCAACCCCCGGGAAACGTGCAAGATAAGCCCCCGCCCGGGTAATCAGGCGGGGGAATTCCTCCTCAGGTATCCGGTTCCCGTGATACTGCTGGGTATAAAACGAATAGTCGGGGAGCATGGCGCTCACTCCTTTTTGGGAGCCTTCGGCTTATCATTCTCCTGCACCACGGTATAACCCTTGTCCTTGTATTCCTGCAGCCGTTTGGGGTCGATCTCCCGAACAATACCGCCTTTGACTATCTTCATATGCCATCCTCCTTAGTTGGTGGACTGGTGCAGATAAATGCCTTTTGCTTTATTCTCATACACAAAGGCATCGTGATAGAGGCGGAACTGGAATTTCCAGGCGTCCTTTTCCTGGTTCTCATCCGGGGTGAAAATCTTGGGCAGCGCGAACTTCTTAACCTGCAGCACGGCACCGGGATATACAATCATAAAGTTGATGCTCTTGCCGTCTCCCGCTTTTGTGTATCCCCAGTTTGAAGTACCGTCATTCAGCTGGATTTTAGTATAAAACCTGGATTTGGGAACGTAAATTATCGGCATGTCGTTATACCCGGAAAGAACGGTATTGACAGTGCTGTCGCTGCCCCACTGGCGGTTTAAAGCGCTGTTAAGGATGGGTTTGAGGTCGCTGTTGATATACAGCCTGCGCCCCTGGGCTGGCACTTCGTCCTCATCCATCTGGCGGACAGCCTCGTCAATGGCTTCAAGAATAGTGTTTTTATCCAGTACCGCCGCCTGCGCTTTGGAGATACCCTCAGCGCTGGCATACCTCGCAAAACGGAAAGCGTCCAGTTCGGGTACAACATGCTCCCTCATAAAATTGCCGGTAACCGTACCGAATGCCAAGCCAAGGGTTTCCTCGTTATCCATACGGTCAATGGAGAATTCCTTGCCGCGCTCCTCGGTGAGTTTCATGGTTTCCCAGGAAGCGGTTACATCGCCCTTGGGGTATCCGTTTTCACGGCTGTAATCCCCTAATCCGGTTGTGGTCACTTTCAGAACCTTTACCTCATTTACGCCGGTGAAATCCAAAAGGGTAGCCGCGTCCATCCCTTCGGTCACAGATTCGTCCTTGTAGATTGCGTCAATGACAGGTAAAAACTTTTTTGCGTATTCAATGCTGTTTGCCATTAATTATCCTCTCCTTCTAATTTTGATTTGTGTTGATTCCTGCCGCTGCAGTTGCCGCAGCTATGAATTTGTCCACATTCCCGCCATCCAGCGGGTTGCCGTGGCCGATTCCGCTGTTCACCGTCGGCCCGGGCTTTTCCTCCTCAAAAAGGTAGGGGTCGCTCTTTTTGATTGCCTCCAGCTGTTCATCGAGGCCCAGCAGCGTATCACCGTCAAGCTTGATTTTCTCCATGTCAAGGGCAGCTTTAACAAGCCTGGGGTTTCTTGCTTTCCGGGTTGCGAGCGTCAGCTCAACAGCGCTATCCAGCCGCGCCCTGCTCAGGTCTGCGTCATACTTTGCCTGCAAATCGGCAATCTGTTTTTGCAGCGCCTGCACATCCACCCCATCAAATTTTTTGACAGTTTCCTGCAAATCCTTGATGGTCTGATTGGCGGCGTTCAGCTCGCTGATTTTTGCATCGAGCTTTGCCTTGTCCACATACTGGCCGGAAGACAGGTTGGCAAGCTTTATGTTTTTATCTTTAAGCGCCGCTTCCAGCTCAGCAAAAGTTAAAGCTTTGTCTCCAAAGATTTCTTTTAAAAAGTCCATACTTTCCTCTCTCGCCCTTGATTTAATTTATAAATGCGCGGCCACTCCGCGCCGGGGCGCCCATGCATTTAAACGCCGGCATGGTAGGCGAAATTGGTATAATAAAAGCCCACCATTTCGGTGAGCTTTTAAAGCAGATTTGGGCATGAAAAAACCACCTTGCCGAAATCGGAAAGATGGTTTTTTATCCGTATATCGCCTTAGCAAGTGAGCCATTTTCATCGTCTTCAACTATTTCAAAACGACCACCTTTATATTCACCACCCAAAGACTTGGGTCGTATTGGTGAATATAAGTAATCCTCTCCGCTTTCATCAATAATACGAAGTGCACCAGATATTTCATCCACTTCTAAAACTTCATATACGCCATTATTAAATAGACCGTCAATTCCAATATCAGGTCCTATATATCTAACTTTCAATCTTTCGCACTCCTTTCAGTTTGAACTCTTCTTCAGGGCAAATATCCCCATTTTGATACCAATGGATAACGTACTTAAAGTTTTCTCCATACACATCACCGGATTTCTTCTGCCAGCTTGAAACTTTACCGCCGTATACGTTTACCAAGCGCCTTAAATCCCTAATTGGTACAGATGTTCCATCTCCTGCCATTACATAAACGTTGGTCAAAACGGTTCCTTTTGGAACTACACCCTGAACAAGCGGCGTGTCAACATTAACTGTAACTTTCAAGTCTTCATCGGGTAGTGACCGTTTTTTAGGATTTCCAGAGTTCTTCTTTATTATAGCATCCTGTTCAATAATTTCCAATAACTTTGCTTCACTATTTGACTTCGCCGCCTCACTCCGCCCAAAACCGAATACCGCCTCACGGCTGGCCTGCTGTTTAAGCCCTGTCTGTTTAAGGAAATCATCCATCCTGCGGTGCCACTGGTTGAGCTTTGCCGCCGCCTCATCGGTGGGCAAGCCTGCCGCTTCCATAGCCTTAAATTCCCGTTTCCACTTGCGGATATGCCGTTCAATATTCCGCTGAACCTGCTCAGCTTCGTACTGGGTAAGTTTCTTACCGTTGTATTCATATTTCTTTTCATTCATCCCGGCAAGCTCGCTGTCGGGATACACCGGCTCCATACCCTCAAAATACGGGAAAAAGCTGTGCCGGCAGTTCCAGCCGCCCAGGCCTTCCCCGGTGCCGTAACCGGTGGACTGGCGGAAATCCGGGTATTTTGGATGCGTGCCGGAACGGCTGAAAATTTTGCCCTGCCATACCGCATGGGATGGCCTTGCGCCCTCATGGGCAGAGGTTTCCACAAGGTCGCAGCCCATTTCATCCGCCAAAGCCTCCTGAAGTTTCAGGGCGGTCTGATTTACTCCTGTAACCGTTGCCCGCCGCACCGCCACATCAAGGTAATCGGTATGCCCTGTGGGGTATGTAATAGCCGCAACCCCTTTTGAAGCCAGCCCTTTTATCGCCATCTTTACGGCTTCCGTATGGGAAAAGGCGCCGCTGGATATCTGCAACCATGCCCGGTCAAGGGCGTGTTCAAACTGCCGTGTAGCGGTATTAGCCGTGGTGCGGGTCAAGTTCTCGAAAAGCCCGAAGGTATTTTCCAGCCCTGCCTCCAAAACAGCCTGCATTACAGGAGAGGCGCTAAGGGGCGGAGGTTCAAGCCCCGCCCGCCTGTAAATCTCATAGTCACTTTCCAAAGCCATGTCAGCGGCGTTTTCCATCAGCTTTTCAAGCTCCCGTTTTGCAATCCCCAATGCCCGAGCAAGTCTTTGCAGGATATACTCCCGGGAATAGCCCAACTCCTCAAGCTTTTTAAACTGCCATCGGGCGGAGGGAATAAAATCCATCCGGGAAAGACGTCTTGCCATGTCGGCGATTATGTCGTTTTCAACTTCGCTGTAAAGCCTTAAAAGTGGTTCCGGCAGGTCTGACAACTGCTTAGGTGTAAGCATTACTCATCAAATCCCATCAGCTCATCATCTGTAAGGGCTGCACCGGTCATTTTCTTTGCTGTTACTTCGTCCTCACCATACCATTTCATACGGTATTCATAAGGCTGCATTAATCCGTCCCGGACTTCCTGCAAATCCCGCTGGCGCTCAGACTCTTTGTCGATGATATAGCTGTCCTCAAAGTTAACGGTAACTTTGGCGTCCGGGTTGACAGGCTGCCCCAAGACTTCTTTGCCCGCCCACAGGATTGCCCGGACAAGCTGCTTGATGGCCCGTTCAATTACTATGTAATGCTTGGCGGCATTCTGGATAAGCTCCTGCTTGTCGCCCATATACTGGGTTGCAGTAACAACGCTTCCGGCATTGAACTGATAATGCTTTGTACCAAACCCCACCTTAAAGCTTAGATAATCCAGCATCGCCTGCAGGCCGTCCACATTTTCCGAAACCCGTAATGACGGGTTAAACTCCTGCACCGCATTCTGCCGCCCCTGTTCATCCATATACCCGTCACCGATCTGCACAAACAACTGCTGCATAACATCATCAGGGACTATGCGGTTGCCTTCCTCGTCTACCTGCAAAAGCCCCTCACGGTAAAACACCTTTTTCCCGCCCAATGCAAAATCCCGGCAAAAGTTGTTGAACGCCAGATCCACGCTTTTCAGGTTGTCTATCGCATGGGCGTATATGCTCATTCCCAGCCCGTTTGAATTTGGGAAGGTGTTCACAATGTTTGGGCTGAATATTGTAAACATCGGGATATCGGATCCGGTGTAAAACTCCTTAGCAACCCCCTCCGGCAGCGGTTCGGGAACAAGCTGTTCACCTTCCACCCTGAAATACTCGTTGGTGATGCGGTACCCGCCATTCTCCAGTTCGTGGGTCTCCAGATAGATATAGGGCCTGCCCCGGACAGTGGTTTCCGATACAAAGGCTGCCTCCACAATCTGCCCTTTTTGTATGGTGAGCGGGATTATCTGCTGGGCGGTAAGGTAATCGATATGTATCTTAGCCTGCCTGCTGGGCTTTACCCTGTTGCCGTCCACTTCTACACCGGAAAGCTTTACAACAAAGGCCCCGGTCCCCAATGCAAAGGCTTTTTCTATCAGCGCGTTTCCCTGTGCCCAGAAATCATTATCACCCAATACGCCCCCGGTGCCGTCCTCGCCCTGTACGAATATGGAGGACACGCCCGGCATTGTGCTGCTGTTTTCCCCCGGCTTTTCGGTCCCGTCGGTAATAGCAATCCATGTCTTTTCATTGAGCAGGATGGACGCCCAGTCCTCGCATACCTTTTTAGCCATCCTTAGGGAATACAGCCTGCGGGTTACTGACCTTTTGCCGTTGGTTTCCCGGAACTCGTGGAATGGTTTATGAAACCCTCTCCACCAGTCCAGCCACACAGCAATTTTTTCATAATAATCCGCCGACAGGTTGTAATTCTTCTTCTGGTTTAGATAGTTGATAACCGTTCCGATAGTCAATTCTTATCCCCCTTTACGGAGCCTATATATCCTTTAAACGGCAACCATGAATACTGGTCTGCGTTGATTGTATGGTCGTTTCTGTCCTCCGGCTCGTCCTTATCCTCTTTCCAGCTGTATGTGTTCAGCTCCCGGATGCTTTCTTTGCAGGTATCGACAATAAGGAAATCCCCATGCGCCATCCAGCCCGCCTGCAGGTTTATTCGGTCAATGACCTTTGTCTGTTTCCAGGCGGGATTGAAGGTGTAAATACAGCCATGCGCCCGTTTATATTTCTGGCATTCCAGTATTGTCGCCTGGTCAGCGCTGTCAATAAATACATTTCGGGCAAACCCCCAATGCTTCCGGCAGCTCTCAAGGAACTCAACAAGTTTAGGAGGAATATCGGAGGGCGACAGCGGGGTTTTCAAGTCGCGGTTGTTATAAACCCGTTCAGCCAATACAACATGCTTCCGGCAAGCGGTAATGCCTGAAAAAACAAATGCGAAAGTATCTTCTGACTGTCTGGAATATGAAGTATCCACGCCGCAGGTAAACACCAGATATTTGAATTTCTTTGCCTGCGCCGGGGTAATAATGTTTTCCGGCCTGAGGTTGAACACAAGCCCGGTTGCACGGCCTCGAAGCCCCAGGATTTTATTTTTGTAAAGCTTGGTTCCCACCGGAACATTTTCAATAGCCTGCGCTTTTTTCTCCGGCGGCAACCCTGCGTTATGCTCAAAAGAAAAGAACCAATGCACCCATCCGGGCTTTGGTTCTTTGTTAAGCATCTGATTCAGTTCCGGCGGGGCGTCATCCGCGTATTCCGGCAAAGGCCTGCTGTGGTTGATGTATTCATCATATATCGGCAAATCCGGGTCATCCGGGTTAAGGGTCGCAATCATGTAATCACAGCGCATAGCCGCCTCCCGGACAAATTCCATATCAGCGATATTTATCTCGTCAATATACAGGCACCCATACTGCCCGCCTAACGCTTTCTTCCATCGGGCTTTATTGTCATACCCGAACACATAAATAATTTTGTCCCGGTAAACTATATGCGGCAAAGAATACTGCCCCTTGCCCCCGGCGTTATACTGTACCAGAGGGCCAAACACATCGAGGATACCCAGTTCCTTGTTGATGATGTTTTTCTCGATAGTTCCCAAATCCAGTCCGGCGAGGATATGAAACTTCTTTGGGCTCTCTGCCACTTTAAGCATAAACTTAAGGGTCCCTATTGTAGTTTTGCCTGCAAGGGTCGTGCCTTCAAGAAATTCAACCGAAGCTTCGTGATATTTGAGAAACGCTTTATACTTCGGTGACAAAAGGAGTTGCTCGCTCACCGCAAACGCCCCTAACCTTTAAGCTGCTGCAATATGGCATCCAGCTTGTCGCTTCCGGTTTCAACCTTGCCACTTAGCTCCATTTTATCGGTAAACATGCCGAGATGCTTTCCGAGGAGTTCCAGCGCTTTGATTTTATCCGACAGCTTAATCTCCCGTTCGATGGTTTCCCCGCTGTCGGTTATGGAGCGCTTAACTTTAACCCCTGAAATAGCGGCAGTATCATCCGGTGTAGCGCTATCCAGCACAACAGCTTTGTCCAAATCAATAACATCCGGAGCATTGACAAAAGCTATTTTTGCAAGCTCACGAAGTACACGTTCAGCATTGACACCGGTTCTCTTTGAGCGCTCGGCCATAGCCTTGTCAATACGCGCGCGAATCTCAGGTTTTTTCAAGTTCTCCGCTCCAATTGAATAAGCGGTATCAGGTGAATACCCCGCCCGTATCGCCGCCTGGGTAGCGTTTAAGTCAACAAGGTATTCCTCGCAAAACCGCTTTTGCTTTTGGGTCAAGGGTAATCACCTCCAATTCAACTCATAGATTAAAAGCGCTCCGGGAATCCGAAGCGCTTTTTTTCTGCATACATTATAACACTGTCAAGATGTGCATTTCAATGCTGTATTTTCGACTGCTCGAAGCCCACGACCGTGTAATTCGATCACCCACCGATAGTGATAATTCAGCTTAACGGCTATCTCCTCAAATCTCATGCCATGTATATATCTGAGAGTCAGCACACATCTTTGTGATGTATCGGTCACCCCATTAATCACGGCCAGCACCTGTCGCCGAATTTCCTGCAGTTTATCAATTTCATCGTCCACTTCCCGTTCCAAATCCACAATCTTATCAACAATAGCTGCTGTACGGTCTCCAATCGAAGTCTTAACAAAAATCTTGTCTTTTTCCAATGTCTGTGTAGTTCGCGTGGCCAAGTCCCTCAATCGAGAGATCTCCTCCAGCTTAGCGTTAATTGAACGTTCAGCTTGAAGATACTGTTGTAGAAATTCCTTAGCAGTCATCCGCATTCCTCCGTTCACACTCTTTACAAATCCTGTCACCCCTCGGATTGCCTTCATAACTGTTGATACACGATTTGCAGCCATCCAGGAGTGTTAAAATGGGAGGTTCGATGTTCG